GTTACCAACATCAATATAAAAAACACGACGCTCTGGAGCACGTGATAATCGATAAATTACTACAGCATCTTCAACTAATCTTAATTGATTGAGTGGTTTTATTGCTTTATGTAAATAAGATAATACTAAAGTTTTTCTTGGATCCAGTAATCCAGAATTTATATTAACTATTGCATCGACAGCAATTTTAACACTAGATTCAGCAGTGTTAGAAATTACAGTTTGACCAACTGTTGTCGCTTTGTCATTGAATATGTAATACTCAATGTTTCCTTGTACAACTTCTACACCAGTTCTTTGATCCTTGCGTTTTTGTACTTGTCGAACTTTCTTGATTTTGCGTGGATCAATATATACTAAATCTTGAATTCCCAGCCTTGGTTGTTTTTCGTCAACTAAAACTTGATAGTATAATCTTCCATCGATATACCAACGACGGAAAATTTCATATCCAAAGTTATTGAAATTTAAAAGACGAGATATATGTAAAAATTCATCTTGAATTATTTTTTTAATTTTGTCTGATAACTCAGTAACATCATCAAGAACAATACTTACAATCTGATCATCGCCATCTTTAACTATAGCTTCATTAGTTACTTCATCGATAGCTTTTTCACATTCTGGCTGTAAAGCCATTTCTCTATATTTAACAACAAGTTCAGCTTCAGTTTTAGCTGAACCTTCCATGTCAAGATAAGTACCGAAGGTTCCGCCTGCGGTAATTACCATTGCTCCATCGTCGGTTTCTTTAGGAGTAAAAGAGACCGCTTCTTGTTGTTCAGTCTTTTTTCTAATTATTTCGAAGCCAAATAACTCAAATGCCATATCAAATACTTTCTGTAGCTTTAATATTTAGAAGAGATTATAGACCTCCTGCATTGCCAGTTGTTCCACCGACAACAGACCAGTAATCATATATAAACTGAACATTAAATCTTTCAAACTGATTTTGATCAGCCCAATTTAGACCAATTGGTTCAATTACAGCAGGATAAATTCCTTCAAACTTATATTGTCTGATAATTGTTCCGCCTTTACCATATTGAGATACGATAGCTGATCTTTTATAATCATTGCTCTCTCGCGTATTGCGAACTCTAGCATTAATTTTATCCGACCAAGTTTCAAGAGCATTTCTAATTTTAAAATCTTCATCATTCATGACTTGGACTGTCCATGCTCCATATGATCTATCTCCGGCAAAGTTTATAATTCTGCCGAAATAAGGAACCGCAATGTTTCCAAGTGCAGATTCCGGAATAGAAGTAGCACTTACTAAAAATTCAACTCCTGCCATTGAAGGGACATTTCCAGGAGCATTAATCACAACATTGAATAGAGTAGGACGTGCGCCCTGAAATTTAAAATTAGATTTAATATCATTGATGCTAAATGCCATTTTTTATTGCTCCTTTAATTAAAACTGACCGACAATAGTATTGAAGTCAACGCCAGTACGAACAGCAACAAAGTTTAATTGAATAAAGTTGATGCTTCTTGCAGGCTTAATATAGATATCTCCAACAAATTGATTTGAATCAATTACTTGTGAAGTATTATTTGTCTCATCACAAACAACTTTATAATCGAAAATTCCGCGACGACCTTGAACTTCTGATAAGAATGGTTCAATTAAGCTTCTGAATTGTGCCCGAGTAAATTCATCATTGAACTCAAACAAGCTTGACTGAGCAGCCCTAGAAATTGCTTTTTCTAGAACAATAAACAACCTACGAACATTAATTCTATCAAAAGCTGAAGGCTTACCTAGAAGAGTTTTGTCTCCATAGAGAACTGTTCCCTGACCGGGAAAAGTTACAACAGGATTTACATCGTTCTTATACAGAAGGTCTCTCTGGGCTTGATTTGGATTAATATGTAATTTTACAACATTCTTGATTTGACCACGATTAAATCCTGCAGGAGACCACCAAGCATCTCTCTGAAGATCAGTTGTGGCACAAACTCCAGCAATATCAGCATTTAATGGAATCCAACGATAAGTATCATTATATTTGTCATACTGATATTTGTATCCAGAATCCATTACAACATAAGAACTGTTGTATGTTAGACCAGAAACTCCTCCAGCACTTCCTCGGAAGTTAACTGCATACTGAGCAGGATCATTATTTGTTATAATTGCAGAATCTGGAGAAACAAAGAAGACGCAATCCTTTCGTGTTTCAATAACATTTGCAATTACATAATTTGCCAATGCGCCAGTTCCAATTGCTTTGCCTTGCATAACTAGAGAAATATCAACATCTTCTTTACTCTTGAATAAGTCATAAGCTTGTGCAAGAGGAGATACAGTAACTGTGCTTTCGCCTGCTCCATCTGTTCCTAGTGCTAATGTTGCACTATAAGGAACTAAAGTTGTTGAATTTGCAATTGCACTTGCTAGACCAGTTAATGCTCCAGTTCTTGGTGTTCCAGTATAAATGTATGATGACTGTTCATCGATTACTTGTCTATAATAATTTGAAGCGCCTCCATCTGTCTTTGCATCTGTTGCGCGGGACAGACCTGACCAAACTTCAAGAACTTGACCTGGAGTTCCTGTAACTCTACCATTAGCATCTACAACTACAACATGAAGTTCATCTTGTGTCGTTAGACTTAAATTTGAAACATAAGTTGAAGTTCCTGGTGCTTTATTAACTGCATTATAAAATTCCCAAAATCTAAGGGCTGTATTAGATTCTTGACTCATATTTGTAGGAAGCTGGAATCTATCTGCAAATGTAATTGATACTGCATTTGCATAGAAAGTACCAGCAAGATTTTGCTCTGCACCTACAGGATAATTTTTTGCAGTTACTTTTAAGAACTGATATCCTGTGCTTGAATTGCCTGCTCTAACATAATCACCTACAGTAATTGCATCTAAAACTGCATTAGCAGCAACATTTGCAGAACCTGAAACTGTATTGAATGCATTAACAGTGGCAATATTTGAGCCAACTGTAAAGTTTAATATGGCAGCATTAGCAACTAAGTTTGAACTGAATGCTATTGGGCTATCGCAAACCGAAACTTTTAATGAATTACCAAGAGTTCCGGGATACTTTGCAGCATAAACAACATTAGCTGCTAAAGTTGTATTTAAAAAGTCACTATAATTATCAATTTGAGGTGCAGTAATTGTTCCATTGTTTGCAACTGCATTTAGTGCTGATGAATCATATGCTCTTACTACATATAGAGCATTACCATAACCCAAGAAATTTGCTGCAGTAAAGAAAGATTCAAAATTATTGCTTGTTGGTTTGCCGAACTTTTGAACTAAAGTTGTTTCGGAATCAACTAGAACTCTTTCATATCCTGGACCCCACTGAAATAAACCAGCCATTGCTCCAACTGAAGTTGAAACTGCAGGAACGACTGTGGTAGCATCAAATTCGCTTACATTAACTCCGGGACTAACTTGGATTGCCATGCTCATACTCCTTTGGTATTAGGCTTTAATTGTATGGATATTTATGAAAAACAAATTTTACCAAGTAGGAGGAAAAATCCTATTGGGCATAATGACATCATCCTCATTATATGTAGAGTCGCTTGGATGTATGTCCAAATTATAAAAATCTCTAGGATTGGTTACCTTAGCAGGAGCAGGAGCATTGTCATTAAATATACCAAATGGAGTTATCGAATCCTCAATGATCTCTTTATTTTCTTGCCACAAATCATCTCGAACATCCGTTTCAGTTTTATTTCTGAAATATCTCTGATGTGCTAACCAAGCAAAAAGAACACAACACATTACGATATCATCATGCTCGCCTTCTTCAGCTTCATAACTGGCTTTATTTTCCACGAATCTAAAAAGTTCATATATCAGATCATAATCATGAAAAAGCAATTTATCTTGTTCTATTAGAGTTTTGAGATTTGCACAACCTATTCTCTTAACTTGTTTAGTTGTCTTGATACCTCGAATAGGTTTTACTTTATAACCACCGCCAACTCTAATTCCTTGTTTTCCTCTATTCTGAGTTAGAAGAACTCCTTCGTATTCCAAATCATAAAATAAAATATCTGCAATCTGTTGACCATTATCATTTACTTCAACTAAAACCATAGCATCATTGTAGTATTTGCCCGCTCTCCAGATAATATTAGGATAAAGTAAAGGAGATATTTCATTATGTCTATATTTTGCAACTATTTTATATGGAATATCAGTTACATCGAATACTACAAATGCTGAGTAATCTATTCCAACTCCTCTGGAAGTATCAACGGTAATAACGTATTTGTTATTTTGAACTGGATACTCATAGATATCCATATTTTCATGTTTCTGTATAGGATTTTTCCAGATTAAATTTCTAAGTTTTCTTGAATCTACAAGAGTATTACTTGAGCCGAGAAATTCACAATTAAATTCTTGATCAAATTGTCGTTGACTTGTATTTTCAATAGTCTGTTTTTTCCAGGCATCATCTCTACCAGGAACTTGAGACCAATGAACATCTACTCTTTTGTATGAGTTTCTGTTTTCTTCTGAATCTGCCCATATTCTATAGAACAAATTCATTCCATTAGGAGTTGAAGTGATGATAACTTTAGTTGTTTTACCTGATGAAATTGTAGGATAAACTGAAGCAAAAAATTCTTCTTGAATATTATTTTGAACGAAAGCAAACTCATCAAGATAGATAAGATTGAATGATCCACCGCGAACTGCACTGGATGATGTTGCCGCCGCTAGAATTTTGGATCCATTTTCAAGTTCAATATTGCCTTTATTCCATTCAACAACACCTTGCTGAAGCCATTTAGGTAAGTATTCATATGCATATTGTATTCTGCTTAAAATTTCTCTTGCTTGTCTATCTTTATTGGCAAGAATAGCAATATTAAAATTTTCATGAAATAATGCATACCAAAGAAGAAGAGCAGCAACTGTCGTGGTTTTACCGACCTGACGTGGCATCTTACAGATAATAAATCTATTATCGACCATTGTATTGACCATTTCCTCTTGGAAAGGCCAAAGATCGAAAGGAACAAGACCTTTATCTACATTTACGATCTTTACATAATTTTTGATGAAATAAACATGATCTTGAGAACATTTGATATATTCTCTGATATTATCTTCTTCCCAAGGAACTTTTACATCAGATGCTTTTAGATTTTTATTGCCGAGATAAGTAGTTCTTGTCATTTAATCTCATCTTTATTTTTCAGCATTTTCAATAAATCAGTGGTAGAAATTACTAGCTTGTTGTTAATTGTTGTATTTTCTGTTTGTTTTGTTTGCTTTTGTTTGTGTAGATCAACAAGACCTTTGCTTGTTTCTCCAATTGTATCTACTAATTTTGCTAATACTTCAAATGCTCTTGGATGTTGACTTCCTACTGCAATTTGACTCAACTGTTCTAGTGCAGCTTGACTTGTTTCGAGTGCAGTTAACATGGAATTTCTTGCAGTATCAAAATCATCTTTGGCTTGTTCTTCTGGATTTTTTTGAGCAGGAACTTGTACTATATCTTTTACTGGATCTGGTACTATAGGCAGATTTAAAATTTGTGCTATTTTATCCATTCTGTAAATCCTCTTCAAAATCTGTGATGAATCCCCAATTATCATCTGCAGAAATTAAATCTGATGAGACAGATAGAGCAGCATTTGATGTTGGAGAGCCATTAGCAAGCATTCCAGGAGTTACTGTAACAGTTGTAACTGCTGGAGTAATTCCTATTCCGGAACTTGCTTTTGCTCCTTTTGGAATATAAGTGTTGACAATTGATTCTTTGATCAAGTATTTGGTTCTTGTTGCTCCGTACAGATATCCTTTTAGAGTAAAAGTCAAATCCCAAATAATCCATTCTTTGCTTTCAAAATTACCAGCATATGTATCTACCATCTGCATTGTTTTTAAGATAATTGGAATATCCATATTGATATCCATTCCATCAACTAGACTTAGAGTTTCTGTCCATTGAGGAGTAAAATAAGGAGCAATCTGTTTTACTATTTGCAGAGCATCTTGAGTATTTCTTGCAATGATTGATAAAGTAATATCAAAATTATATGCGACTGGATTATATTGCATATTTGCTACATTTGTATTTGCACTAGGTCCAGTTTGAACAGCAGGTATTTTTCCTATTGTATT